TCGGTGATTTCGTTGCCGTTCTCGTCTTGGAAGATGAGGTCACGCAAGTGCGTTACTTCCGCAAAGTCGTCGTAGCAGTAGTTCTCAATCCTGTCCATCACATCGGCAAGGGTGATGGGTTCATCGGATGCCAGCGGGCGAGCCCCGTTGCGGTCGTAGATGACCTCGGACTCTCGGTCGGCTTTGATTTGTTCCACGATGGTCGCCACATCATACGAAATGACTCGCATCGCATTGACTCGTTCAGGCAGGCTCATCGGCTGTTGCTTCTCCATTCGCAATAAGCGTTGTAGGTTTCGTCGTCGTCGGGGTCAAGTCCGTTCGCTTCGCACCACTCGTCGTAGGTCGGGTCGGACTCAAAGACTCGGATAGTCATACCTTCTCCTTGTAGATGCTCGGCAAGAAGTACCAAGAGTTGTCCGTGATGAACAGTTGTGCGTCAGCAAGCGTCGCAAACCGATTGGTCGTGGAGGACGGTTGGAGTTCTACGCACCAACCAAGACCGTCTGCTTCCTTCATGTCTGCGTCGTAGTAGATGACGATGTGGCGAACATTGAGTTCCTCGCTCATTCTCCCTCTACCTCCTCAATACACGCCGACGAAATAGCCGTGTAAATGTCGGTGTCGTCGTAGTGCTTGTAGAAGTTGTCGGCAACAGCGAACCACGCATCGTCAGTGATTTCCAGTCCACCGCCAGTGAACATCGCCTTGTGGTAGATGAGGGCGATGATTTCCTCGTCGGGGTTCAGTTCGGCGGTCAGCCGTGTGATGAGTTCGTGAACTTTCATAGTTCCTCTGTCGCCACAGTGTCGGTAAGGATTTTGACCCCGTGAGCCTCCATCCACCCCTCGGGCGTGAACTCTCCGCACCCGTAGTGAATCTTGGGCATGGCTCCGAATCCATCCCATACGACATAGGGAATCTCATGCTCGTTATCGCACGGTGAGCCAACGGAGATGCCGTAGCCCGTAGAGCCACCCGTCAAGCCCGTGAGGGTGTCAAAGATGATTCGTGTCGCATAGGAGGGGTCGTCCAAGCGTCGCTCCTCAGCACACTTACGCAGTCCCTCTGCGAGGACATGGCACACTTCGCTACCGCCCCAGTGCGTGTAGAGGTAGATACTCACTTCCTCATGCGGTTGGCGAATGCCAATGTTTCCACGGTCACCCATTGTCTTGCTCCTTGTGTTGCTCGTGTCCCCATTTGAGTCCATCGGTCAGAGAGACTCGGTAGGTTGCCCACAGGTCGTCGTCGTTCAGAATCCATGCTCCGACTTCATTGAGTTCGTCGTCGGTGGCGATGTAGGCACACCAACGGACGGCTTCTGCTTCCTCGCTGGTGTCCTCGGGTTCGTAGTAGCCCATACCACCCAGCAGTTCCCGTGCCTCCTCACGCAGGGCGAGAGGCGAGAATGCCATGATGTTCGGGGACAGCAGTTCGCTGACGGGCAACCCGTTGTCCTCGGCTCGCTCCACGATTTCGTGGTCGTCCAAGTGGGTTCCCGTGCCAGCGTCCTCCAAGTCCTCGTCAGGGAGGGTAACGATAAGGCACTCATCGGCAGGGATAATCGTGCCAGTTCCAGCGTGAACAATCAGTTTCATGGTTTCACTGTCCCCGTGTCCGTCGTAAGGATTTCGTCGTAGGTAAGTCGGAAGATGGATACAACATTTATCGGCTCAAACGCATCCGTAGGGTCGTCGCCCCACGACATACCGCCCGTGATGAGCCAATCAGTCCCGTCAATGGTGCGTACATCGGTTTCACGGGAGCCACGCTCGTAGTACCCGTAGACCTCGGCAACCTTGCCCGTGAGCCACTCAATCGCTTCGGCGTATTCATCTTCGTCAGATTCGTTGCCGAACTCCATCGCACAGTAGTTGTACATAGTGTGAAGCACATCTTCTTGCGTGAGCGACTTCAGTTTGGCAATCGCTTCGTCCTGCGTCTTACGCATCGGAATCATGGCGACGATTAGGTCAGCACCCATCAGAAATCTCCTTCGGGAGGGTCGCAGTCAAAGCACCGACGCTCCTGCGTCACGCCCGAAAGCGTGAACACATCAAACAGGGTGCTGGTGTCGTCGTGGGTATCGCACCCACACAGGTCGCAGGTCACTCGTCCTCCAAGTCAAGAGCGAGTGGCTCAATCTGCTGAAAGTGGAACAACAGCCTGTCCCAGTCGTACTCCGACCAATCGGGATGGTCACCCGTGGAGTCGGCAAAGTTGAGCAAGGCGAGCGTGTCGTCCTCGTTCCACCCCAAGTGGAGAACCGTGTTCACCATGTTGGGGGACTTGCCACGAAACTTCTCGGGCAGAGGATTGGTGCTGTTGTTGTAGTTGTACTCACAAGAGATTCGCATTCTCTCGTTCCAAGCAGGATTCCGCTCGGACAACATCTCGGAGAACTTCGTGTTACGGGTCATGCCTGTCCTGTCCCAATGTCGTCCGTAAGGATTTCGGTCAGAATGTCCTCATTGTCGGCGAGGCTCCAATACTGGTCAAGCAAGCGACAACGCTCGCACTCCTCGGCAATGCCGTTGTTCTCAAACTCGGGAGCCTCAAAGATGAGGTACAGCATTCGCTCCGCAGGGGTCTTACGCTCCATGATGGGAGCCATCTTGGTTTCCCATTCGGCGTATTCGGGCGTTGATGAGCATTGGCACTCCTGCTTGCCAACAAAGGACTTCATTGCGTCAGCAATAACTCGCCAGTTGGGGTTGCTTGATGAATCGGTCATGTCTCCACTGTCTCCGTGTCTGTCGTAAGGATTTGCGTGTCTCGGCATACCCAATCAACGAACAATGACCGCCAAAGTGTGCGTCGCCGAGTCTGGAGCCCCGTTTGGTATGATTTACCCCTACAGGACGCAAGGAGAATGCGATGAGGAAACTAACCCCCGAGGAGCGAGCCGCCAAGAAGGCTCTCGCCCATGTACACGACGAGAACTGCGGTCATTCGGTCGCTGAAGCACCCGTAGCCGAGGAAACCCCTGCTCAAGAAGCCTCTGCCCCAGCCGAGGAAGCCCCAGCCGAGGAATCAGCCGAGGAAGCCAAGCCCAAGAAGAAGAAGAAGGCGGAAGAAGCCACGGTGGCGGAAGAAGCCTGATTAGAGGCTCATTCCACCCCAACGGGTAGGAAACCACCCGAACGCAGGAGGCGGTACACCGTGTCCTCGCAAAATTCCTTCATCTCCTGATTTATGTCCATGAGTTCTTCGTGTGCCTCCCACTTCACATCGTCATCGTCGGAGTTCCAGCGTTCCTCAATGTCCTTGCGTCGCTCGGCAAAGACTTCGGGCATCTCTCCGTCAGACATTCCGTGAGAGGCAATCTCCTTGCCTGCCTGAAACGCCTCGCAACCCCAAAATCCCATTCCTTCTTCGTCAAAGGAGTTGGTGATAAGGAGTGTCGGGAAGATTTCGCTGATTTTCCGCAACAGACCCGTGGGGGGCGACCAAGCGGTGTCGTAGGACAGGGAAAGGACATCCCCGTCAATCTCCACCTCGGATTCCTCCAAGTCGGGTGACCACTTCGTTCCCCAGTTGGCGATGTTCCAGTCGTACCAGTCTTGGTGTCCGTACTTCGCCTTGTTCGCTTCGTACTTTTTCAGCAACTCCTGATGCTCAGGGTCGTCGCTGTCGGTACGGAAGAACACGGACGGAATTTGGAGTTCCGTTGGGGTCGGGAACAAGAGCGTCAGGTCGTGACGAACCTTGCCGTCCTCGTTGGTCGTTGTGATGGCTTCCACGAGTTTCGTCAGAGTCTCGTTGTCGCCGTGGAAAGTTGTTGAGTTGTAGCACCAGTTAGGCATACTTCTACTGTCCCCCAGTATCCGATAAGGATTTGCGAATCACACGCTGGGGTGGGAGCGAACCCCCACCCCACAGAGCGTATGAATCAGACCTTCGCCTTGGGCTTCTTGGCGGTGGTCGCCTTCTTGGGGGCAGTCGCCTTCTTGGCTCGCTTCGTGGCTCGCTGTGCCTTCTCGGCAACACGGCTCTTGATGCCAGCCTCGGTCAGCACCATGAAGTAGACGGTGAAAGTCTCGCCGTCCTTGTTCTGACGAACCGACACACGGAGGTCATTCCGCTTGGAGGCGATGGAGTAGTAGTACGAGATGTACTTCGCCTCACGGGTGTAGACCGCCCACTTGTCGGGGGTTTCGGACAGACGGGCGATGAAGGACTGAACAGCCCCGCCGTTGCGTCCACGAGTCGCAGGTGTCGGATTCTCAAACACAATACGCTTATTCACTTGATTCCTCTTTCTTTCTTGGTGAGTAAAATGTCCAATTTGGACTTGACTTCCGAGAACTTTCGTTCTGCGTCGTTCTCCAGATGAAGTGCCTTTCGTTTGGCTACCTCATCCCTGAAAGACGGTGCGTCTACTACTTGCTCTCGGGACTTCCTCGCTTGTGACAGCGATGGCTGGATTCGGTCGGTGAACTTCACCCGTGAGGATGACACCCACTTCTTCCCCTCTCCGAACTTCGGCGTGATGCTGAAGTCCAGTCGCCCGTAAGCCAAACGGGCTGAGACTATGGTGACGGCGACATCTAGCCCATCTAGGCAGATAATCCCATCTTTGTTCTTGTATGCGTCCACATCCAAAGAGCCGTCCGATGTGCGGATGACCTCTGTTGCGTGTGTTGCGTCTTGTTCGTTATTCATGTGTATCCAATGCGTGATGTAAGCGGAAATTACTTCATCCGACAACCTAGTGTGACGAGAGTCACAGACTAGGGTCGGCTGTGGGGCATGAGTCAAACCACTCCTGCCATGTACGTCCTGTGGTTCGCACGAGTTCCCCATCGGTGTAGAAGTCCATCAGTAGCCCCTCGTTTGTGAGGTGGACGATACAGACATTCTGCTTGAGGTCGTACTTGTCGTCAATGACCGTAACAACGATGTCCAATGGTTCGCTGATACCGCAGTCAAAGTCAATCGGCTTCACTCATGGCTCCTGTCGTGATGATGTCGGTGAGTCGTTGCGTCATCTCCCTGATGTCCTCTAAGAGCGTCGTCGCAAACAGCGTGATGTCCTCGTCAGGGCTTCCGTCCGTCCATTCGTTTATGGCATCTACGAATAGGTTGTGGAAGGCTCGGTATGTATTCCATCCCCAAGCGTCGGGGTCGGGGAGCAGTGCGTAGAGTTCCGTGCGGTTCATGCGTCCTCCGTCTGTGCGTCAAACGCCCCCCGTTGGACGAGGCTCTGAATGGCTCGTGCCTCGGTGCGACGGACGCTTTCACGGGTTTCCCCGTTGCCAAGAATCTCGGCGACCTCACTGAGGGTTCGTGCGATGAATCCGTTGTCCACTCCGTATCGGAGCGTGAGAACCTGTCGCTCGTGCGTGTCCAGCATCTCCAAAATCTGAATGCGACGCTCCCGTGGGTACGAGGCGAGGTTGATGTTGTAACTCACTTATCCTCCTCAAAGGTGTCAAAGCCTTCTAGGGCTTCCAACATCTCTTGATGGTTCGTGGTCATTTGGGCAATACGCAAGAGCAACGCCTTGATGACGAGCATTGGCTCGTTCCTGAGGCAATCGTCGGCATCCTCATACTCGGAGCCAGCCACAGCGACACCCAGCGAGTAAGCGTGGTTGTAGGTGGTCATCAGTCCCCCTCAAAGTATTCAGGGTAATGACCCTCAATGACGAACTCGGGGTTCGCCGATTCCGCAACTCGGTAGTAGAGCGACCCATCAGGCTCACGAATGAACTCAATCGCAAAGATTTCATCGTCAGCAACACAGATGGACATTAGGTACGGGCTGTCCTTGCGACAGTCGTCCTTGTGAACGATGACAATCGCATCATTCCCTCGGTGTATTTCGGTCATCAGAGGCTCACCATCATGTCGTCGGGCTTGTGTCCAATCGCACGGAGAACGAGGCTTCCCAAAGGGACGCTATGTCCACCGAACTCCCTGTCCAGCACATCGGCGTGATACAGGGCAACGCCCGTGGGCATAATCGCTTCGGAGAAAGCCACAGCGTCCTCCAGTGTCTCAAAGTTCATCGTCAGGGTGTACTTCTTCGGTTTCATACTGTCTCCTCAATGTTCTCGCCGTAGTTGGCGATTCCGTGCTTGCTTTCGTCGTAACACTCGGTGTGGTAGTTGCCGTAGTGGTAGTTGCCGTCCTCGTCCTCAAACTCCACTCGGGTTTCGTGGTCAAGGTAAATCTGCTTCTCGCACTCGTCGCACTCAAAGCCCGAACACTCGGCACAGCCCCAGCCGTCATCCACGGGGATGCGGTTGATGAACTTGCCGATGAGTGAGCCGTCCGCACGGGTCGCACCGAACTCGGTGGACTCTCCGCAATAGACGCAGTTGTAGTTCGTAGTCATAAGGCTTCTGTCGCCAATCGTGCCGTAAGGATTTCGGCATCACGGACACACCACCCGTGGGCGTACCCGTCGGCATAGCGTGTCGGGCGAGAACCGTCGCCCTTGCCACGCATCGGCTCACCGCACTCACCACACGACTCGTCGTAGTGCCACTCGGCAGGCTCCTGAATGAAGCCGATGGTGACGAACTCGCCATACGCCGTACGACCGTCAATGGTCATCGGGTAGGCGGTCACACGGGTTGGCTGGTCGTATTGCCCGCTCCCAAGTTCGTAGGAGTCCCAGATGTTCACATCCCAGTCGTCGTTGTACGCACCCCACCAGTCGCCCCCGTATTCGGATTTGGGCATGGTGTCCAGTTGTTGTTGCGCCCAAGCGAGAATCGCCTGCTTCATCTGTTCGTTCATGCTCCCTCTGTCTCCTTGTAGGTCGTAAGGATTTGCTGACGGATGCGACGCACCAGTTCTGATGCCTGCGAGCCACGACCGTTGTAGTCGTTGTTGGAGTCAATGCCCAACGCACCGCAGAGCCAGTAGAGGAACGACAGGTTGTAGACACCCTCCATCTTGTCCACGGGGTTGCCGTTGGCATCAAAGATGGTGGACTTCGGGTTGGAATAGTCGGATTCCAGCGTCTGAATGAGTCGTGCCTTGCGGAGTTCATCCTCGGTGAAGTGGGGGGCGTAGAACTCGGGAAGGAAGATGGTATGCCCGTCGCCGATGACTTTGCCGTCAGCGAGGGCGTTGCTTGTGCGTTGTAGTAAGTCGGTCATACTCCCTCTGTCCCCCGACACGGGATAAGGATTTATGGGTCGTGAACAGCGGAAAAGCCCCGCGATGAGGGCTGGGAAATCCTTACGGTGGTCATTGGGGCAGTGTGATTCTATGATGACCGACATGACCCAACCATTGACTGAGCAAGAGGCGGTACGCCGTTACAAGGAGGGCGTTGCCCTGTTGGAGAAGGAGTACGGGAGCGTATTCCGTGCGCCCTCCGAGGAAGTCCGTGAGAACTCCGAGCGCATGAGGGCGTTCTACGTCATTCAGAAGTACGGCGGTTCCATCACTCGCCAAGTGCTGTCCCAATACATGATTCCCCCCTCCATTGCCGAGGCTGTTCTTGCCGAGTGTGGGGGCGATGGGGTGACGACCGTTGAGCCGAAAGTGAGCCGTGCCGACCAATACAAGGCGTTTGAGCAGTGGGCGAGCGACCACGACTCCGAGCAGTTCACGACCGACCAGTTAGTTGAGCAGTCGGGATTCTCGTACCCCACCGTTCTCAAGTTCATTGAGGGCAGTCCGTACTTCCGCAAGGTAAAGAAGGGCTTGTACGAGTGTCGTAACGACCGCCTGCGTCGGGAGCAAGCCGAATAACCCCTGCGTGAGGGTCGCAAATCCTTACGGCGAGGGTTGCGACAGTAGGGGTATGACCATCACAACCGACATCACCAAACTTCCCCCCTGCTGGCAGAAAGTCGCTAAGGCTCTCAACGCTGGCATTGACCGCATCATTCTGTTCGGACCTTCCGGCACTGGCAAGACCTACGCCGGACTGTCCTACGGCTTCACCCGTGGAGGCGCACACCGCCTCGTTTGTACGGAGGACATGACTAACGCCGATGTGTGCGGTGCGTTCATGCCCGACCGAAGTGGCTCGTTCTCGTGGGTCGCTGGTTCTGCGCTCAAGGCGTGGGACGGCGACGGCATCGTGGGCGGTCGCCTCGTTGCCGACGAAGTGGACAAGGCTGGGGGCGATGTTCTCGCTACCCTGCTCGCCTTCATGGACTCTCCTGAGTCTGCGTCGTGGGAGAACCCCGAAACGGGTCGTGTCCACCGCCCTCGTGAGGGCTTTTCGGTCGTAATGACGACCAACATTGAGAACATGAGGGAGTTGCCCACGGCACTCACCGACCGTTTCCCTGTTCGGATTCGCATTGACCAACCGCATCCCGACGCTCTCGCTCGCCTCTCACAAGACTTGCGTGGGATTGCCGTGCGTCTTGCCGACGCTGGGCGTGAGCGACTGTCGCTCCGTGCGTTCTACGCCTTTGACAAGTTGCGCTCGTCGCTCCCCATTGAGGAAGCCGCCGACATTGTGTTCGGTGACCGTGCGACGGCGATACTGGAAGCGATGCGTATTGACTCGTTGTCGGGGAGTTCGCTGTGACCGACACGATGACTACGGGCATTCGCCCCTTGCCCGAGGCGTTGGGGCGTGGAGACATTGCCCCTCGCACGGGCGAATGGCGAGTGAATGAGTGCGCCCCTGTCCGTGGAGTACCCGTGACCTCTGTTGAGGACAGGTTCATGCGTGTCCCTATGGGCAACGACGAACTCTCCGAGATTGTGCGTGTTCACGAACTTGTCCATGCCAAGGTGTCGCCAAGAGACTTGCGACCGTGGGTTGCTCGTGGCATTGCGAGCGATGATGCCATGCGAGCAGTAGAGGAGATGCGAGTGAACTACCTCGCCTCCACGCTGGGGTACGACATGAACCTCATCGTAGACGGTTCGGAAACCCAGTCGGGCGAACAACTTGCCAAGATGGGCGAATGGCGTGGACTCGTGATGATGACTATGGCACTCGCTGGAACGGGTGGACTCAAGAAGTTTCTCACGGGCGTTCGCCGTCATAACCGAGTGTGGGGCAATGTTCTGAACGACATCGCTAAGAAGGCGATGAAGGAGATGAAGCGTACGGGTAAGGAGAGACTCGCCTCCACCGATGTCGGGCTGAACGGACTCCCCATCGGGTTCTGTACGACCGAACGCATTGCGGAGTGGGCAGACCGTATGGCTGGCGAAGCACCTGACGACAAGTCGTCTGACGACAAGGGCGATGCTGGCGGTGACGACAAGGGCGATGCTGGCAGTGACGACACGGACAAGGGCGAGATGTCTCCCAAGAAGCGTGGGCGACCGAAGTTGGGCGATGTTGATACTGGCGAAGCCTCCAAGAAGGTTCGTGACTCTGCCATTCTCCCTGACGCACCTCCATCGTGGATGTCGCTGAAAGTAGAACGCCTACCACTCCCCGAAGTGTTGGGTGGAGCCATCGGCAAGAAGCGTGTTGCCTCACAAGTGGGCAAGAACCCTCGTCGCCTTCATCGTTTGCTCACCGACCCTCAGAAGCGTGTGTTTGACCGAGTGGTACGGGGTAAGGGTGGAGTCGTCGTCATTGACGCTAGTGGCTCTATGTCTCTCTCACGGGAGCAAATTCGTGAAGTGGTCTTGTCTGCCCCAGGGTGTACGGTTCTCACCTACACTTGCTTTGAGTGGGAGAAAGATGAGAACGGCGAGGCTATTCGCCCTAATGCGTGGGTGCTTGCCAACAAGGGGCGTATCTGCGATGAGATGCCATTCAGTAGTGGCAGTGGCAATGGAGTAGACCTTCCTGCGTTGGAGTGGGCTGTGGCTCATCGCCAGCGTTCGTCTACTCCTATCGTGTGGGTGAGCGACATGGGTGTATCGGGTATGTATGACCGTTTCCACGATGCCCTCACTCTCAAGTGTGTGGAGTATTGCGAACGGCACAACATTGTCGTCGTACCTGACACTAAGACGGCGAGTATGTACCTCACGGCATTGGCGAATGGGGAACGAATGAAGGTTCGGAAACCGAGTCGCTGGAAAGATGTGGAGAGTAAGTACCTCTCCAAGTAAGTCTGACGACTACTCACAAGTGGTGTTGGTCATTCAGTAGTGAGTGGTCGTCACCTAAGGGGAGTGGTGTACCTGATGAGGGTATGCCACTCCCTCTCTCTATGTATGGGGTAAAGCGAGGGGGCGAGTGAGAGATGAGAGTGATGAGTGAGTAGGTGAGTGAGTAGGTGAGTGAGAGATGAGAGTAGGTGAGTAGGTGAGTGAGTAGGTGAGTAGGTGAGTGAGTAGGTGATGGGTGAGTAGGTGAGTGAGTAGGTGAGTGAGAGATGAGTAGGTAAGTGAGTAGGTGAGTGATGAGAGTGATGAGTAAGTGAGTAGGTGAGTGAGTAGGTGATGGGTGAGAGTGATGAGTAAGTGAGTAGGTGAGTGAGTAGGTGATGGGTGAGTGAGTAAGTGATGATTGTTTGTATGCGTCTATGTATGCGTCTATGTATGCGTCTATGTATGCGTATGACGATAATGGGATAGTGGTATGTGTGTAGTACCCGTAAGCAACCCGTGGCACTTGTGCGACGACTATGTAGTGAGTGAGAGATGAGTACGGGGTGGGGTAGGTATGTAGGTGGGGTATGTAGGCAAGTAGGGAGAGGGGTATGTATGTAGTACCCGTAAGATACCCGTGAGGCTTGCGACTAAAGCAACAACGACGACGACTCTCATTACCTACCTCAACGACGTGACTAAGAGTGATTGCTCACACGATAAAGATGTGACTCATTACGAGTTCGGGTAGACGGCAATCGTGTTGGCGAGACAATGAGACACAATGTGTCCACTTGTATCACTATGTATGACTGTGTAATACAAGCGTCACTGTAAGTATGTATGTGGTTATGTATGCGTAAACATACGGAACAATGTATGACCATACGGCATACGCAGTTGTGGATAACTTGTGAATAACTTGTGGACAACTTGTGAATAACGAAGTGTAATAACTACTATTACTGTAGAACAATAGTTCAGGTTGTGGATAACTTTTATCTAACGAAGATAGACAAGGTGTTATCAACAGATTTATCAACAGGTTGTGGATAACTTATCAACAGGTTTATTCACAGATTGTGGATAAAGTAACAAGTTATCAACAGAATGAAAGCGGTTATCCACAAGTCCATAGGTGATTTCGGCAGTCCCGAGTATTGATTATCAACTTATCAACAGGGTTATCCACATCGAACGAATGTTTTCCGAACAGATGTTCGGTGCGAACAGGTGTACGACGAACAAATGTTCGCCTCACCGACCCCGTAAGAGAAACAGCGGGACTTTTTCGCGAAAGACTTTCGAGGGGGGCAGCCCTGTACACAATTTTGAGGTCAGCCTCATCTCAGTTAGATTTATCTAAACCGTGTTCAGGATGACTCAAGGCATAACGGTGGCGGAAAGGGCCCCTGATGTTGTTCGTCCCCTGGGGGATGCGGCGAATGTGGCTACATTTCCACTGCCGATGTGGCTACATTCCCTCTAGCCCACTCCAGGCGCTTGTTGATTATCTCTAGGTACTCCCCAGTCATCTCTATCCCGATGCTGTTGAACCCCTCTAGGGTTGCTGCCACTAATGTGGAGCCGGAGCCAGCGAACGGGTCCAAGATAGTCCCGGCCGTCGGCGTTATCAGTTTGCAGAGATAACGCATTAAGGCTAAGGGCTTGACCGTTGGATGATTGTTGCCGTCTTTGACGTCCATTCCGGCATTTCTTTCTGACTTGGACGCTTTTGCGCAGTAGAAATATGGCGTCCAGTCCGCCTCGATGGAATCATCGATGATGACGTTGGCGGGCCATCGCCCCACGGTGGAGGAAAGCAACTCGGCTTTTTGCTCCGAATCGGTTTTCCAGATGCCGCCTCGCGGGGATGCCCACTTACCCTGGCCGCCCTCCCCTACCCGGGTGGCATCAATATTGAGAGCCCCGGTTCCGTGTGTCAGGACATTGTTGGCGTTCGAGCCCTCGAAGGGCTTGCGGGCGAGCACAATTGGCTCGTGGGCCGGTTTTAAAGCCGTTCCCCAGCCTTCCCACTGTTTTGCTTCTTTCGTTGAAGGAGCGGTGATTGGCACGCTAATGGCGGCAACTCCGACGCTGTTTGTGTTTGACGCGTACGTGCCGCCCTTTTCTTTGGTGGATTGGGCCGCATTGCCGCCGAGTTTCTTTTCGCCGATGACTTCGCGCGTCGCTCCGGCCGCCTTGTCGATGGCTTTTGAAATATCGTGCGATTTTGGAAAGCCGCTGCCGTAAATCCAGTGCAGGGAGTCTCGGATTTCAAAACCGGCGTCTTCGATGGCGCATGCCATCCGGTGGTAGGTCCTGGTGCCCCCGAAGGCTACAAGATGTCCGCCGGGCTTGAGTACGCGTAAACAGTGGGCCCAAATGGTGACGTTGTACGCGATTCCTGAAGAATCCCACTTTTTGCCCATAAAACCTAATTCATACGGCGGGTCGGTGACGATGGCGTCGATGCTGCAGTCGGCGAGGTACGGGAGTTCGTTCAGGCTATTTCCATGGATGATTTGCGTGTTCATGATGCAAAAGACATTAGTTCACGTCTACGTGGCGGCCGTGCACTCGATGGAATTCCTTGACCGGTCTCGAGGGCTGCCGGGCGGGTTTTTTATTTATTTGATGTTTTTCCCAGGGGCCCTTCAGCCAGGGGCTCAAAATATATAACTCGCGATTTGGTGACTGGATAAATTTAACCAAACGTGATGGGGGTATGCGCTACGTATGACGGTGGCGGAAGAGCCTGGCGGCCGGAGCCTGAAGGTGATTTATTCGCTTTTTGCGAAATTTGACGTGAGGGCCGTGAGCCACATGCGCGTGAACAGCCAAACGAAGGACAGTCCGGCGGCCTCAAGCCAGGAGATATCCAGTCCGGCCGCTGACGACGTCAACCAAATCGCGAACTGCAGCAGCAGCAGCGAAAGTGCCCATAAAAAGATTAAAGCCATTGCGGCGCCCGGCGGCAGGTTCGAGTATTTGTTTTCAGGCGCCATTGCTTTTCACGATTTGATGCACGCGCTGCCGAGAAATATTGAATTCATCGGAAATTTGCGTAATCGACAGGCCATCGCGGCGCATTTCCAGGATGCGGGCATTGCGCTCAGCCTTGCGGCGCGGGCCGCGCTTCAGAGGGCCCCAGGTCCATCCGGAGATTTTATTTAATTCCTCGAGATACGACGGCGCAATCTTGCCAGTCTTCTGGCGCTGCCGCATATAGGAGACCCAGGCACCAAGTTGGATTTGTGAGCCGTTGAGAATCTCAATGTGCTTCGCCGGTACCCGGGGGTGACCTTCGCGTGCGGCGAATTGGGCGAGGGCATTGATGTACTGAGTGAAACGTGTTCCGTTGTCCATGCCGTGAACCTTAATCGACGTAACCCCTTGCGTGGTGTAACTTTGATATGTGCTACCCCTCACGGTGGCGGAAAGCAGGCGCCATGAGTTCCTGGGAAGATGATTACGATGAAATTATCTACTGGTTGGACAGAGATGAAGATGGCGTAGTCCCGATTCCGCCGGACATGCGTGACAATTCCGTGCTTGGGTTTATTGCGGGTCTATCTCATAAAGACCGCTCGAGGCTGCGTGAGGCACTTGATTCACTGATGAATGAACTATCAGGGAATCTTGATGATGAGATGGAATTTACAGGCAGAGCCCCGGAAGATTTATTATTTATCGGCTCAGATGGAAAACGTGTTGTCAAAGGTTTTCATTATGCGCGCGAAGTTTTGGGCGAAGACGGACCGGTTATTTTGCCATCCTCCTCTCCATTTGTGATTATCGGGGCTTTTTCCGACGAGTACGTACGGGAGCATGCCGACGAAATCAATGATTGCTACGACTCCCATGATGAAAAACAAGCAGCATGGGAACAACAAATGGCCCATTACGCAGTTTTAATCGCCGAAAAGCACGATTTATATCCGCCACTGACGCCGGATGAATTTCTTCGCAGCATCGACTAGCCTTCGCCGTGCGTGCACACTCGGTGCACCGGTTGATTGGAGAATGTTGTGCATTTTTGGGAGCAGGCCTCTGAGCAGGCCATTTCCGAGATTTATAAAGTTGACTACGCGCTAACGGACAATCTTCAGGTTGAGGTCCTCCTGGGCAACGTCCGGGCCCGGCTGGAAGGGCATATTGATGCATATTGGGCACCGGTCGACGGAGACGCTGCAGACGTCTACGAAGGTTGGCGCGAATTTGGCGCAGCAGCCAGGGCCCTGGGAAGAAAACTCGGTTTTTTGAAAAAATTCGGTCTCGAGTATTCGGACGTGCACGCAGTGGTCTGCCGCAAGCAGCGCGATTATGGCCACAAAAACATTTCGCGTTTCGGCCGCCAGGGATTAATGGTCCGCCTTCATGACAAGGTCGCGCGCCTGGAGAATCTCATCAGCGCTTCGCGGGAACCAAATAACGAGTCCATTGAGGACAATGTGTTGGACCTGGTTGGTTATGCGTGCATCGGTATGATGTGGGAAACAGATACGTTCCTTCTTCCGTGCTACGACTCAACGGTGGCGGAAAGCCCAAAGATTTTGCATGTTGGTCGGGCCATGGACGACTTGTTCGCTAAAATGGGTATCGGCAGTTCTCTGTAGGAGAGATTGGGGGCCCCGCTGCGGCGGTATGGGGAGCGACCCGGGTTGGCGCCACCTGCTAACGCCTCCCCGGGTCGGCTCAACCCGGTCGACCTCCAGAGAGAAAGGGGGAAAACTCCTTCGGCCTGGAGGGCACATTACTGAGCCCATCATCTTCGTGCAAGTAAAATTAATTTGCGAATAGTTCTCTCGATTTGCGCAGCACGCTGGGAGGATTTTTCGAGGTCGCAAAGAAATTTGTCTGGAATGCTTGCACGGCCCCTGACCTTCGATTACGTTGTCGAGTACAACCAAACAGGGGCGCCCACACACCTGTAGAACTCTGAGTCCAAGACCAGAAGTTCTCTTCGGCGACCCCCGGAACGAACTTTTGTTTATCAAAGGTTCCCCCGGACCCCCTCCAAAGTAGGGTTAAGTTCTCTGGGATTGTCCTGTTCTGGTAAATCGAGCCTGTGTTATTTCCGTTGATGGAAATGATGAGTCCTTGACTGTCTTTCCTCAACGGTTTAGTATTCGAATATCGACACGCGTGCGCGCGCGAGACAAAGGGGAAAAACTTGGTCACTATACTGACCCTCAGCATGGAAGAAATCCCTCACCAGCCGAAAAAGCCCAAGAAACGGCGGGCTTCGCCACTCCAAAAGGCTGAACAGTCAGGCAAAGCATCAACGGTGGCGGAAAGCGAGATGGAAGAGGTTTATCAGTACTGGCTATCGGTGATGCGTCCAGGTCGTACGAGGGTTCCCAAGATGGACGTGGAGAGGTCCCGCAAGGTGAAGGCCGCCATTGCCGACTACGGGGTGGAGATGTGCAAGCAGGCAATTGATGGCTGCGCGGCGTCGGACTTCCATATGGGCAAGAACCGGGCCAATAAGCGCTACGACGACTTGGAACTGATTTTCCGAGACCAATCGCACATCGAGATGTTCCTCGAGCGCTCCGAGGGAAGAAAACAAAAAGGCGATTTTTGATATGACCAAGGTTGAACTCGAGGACTTCGTGCGCGAAGCATTTGCGACATACAACCAGACGTTCTACGAGGCCGACCGGGAATACATCTTGCGGGCATGGTGGAATCTGCTCAAGGACTTGGACGTTGCTGATGTGCGGACCAAGTTCTCCAAGATGGCCGTTGCCAGTCGTGTATTGCCGACCCCAGGGATGCTGCGGCGAGCGGTGGTGGAAAGCAAGATGGACAAGGTGCCACCAAGCCCCCAGGAGGCCTGGGCGTTATTGCAGCGAATCACCCAAGGCATGAACCAGGGCACGCACCAGACCTCCGAGATTCACCCCGTCTTAGGGGAGACCATCAAGGTCCTGGGGCCCGTTGCCTTCACGTTGTCCACCAATGGCGACCGCGAATACTTCATGGGTATCTATTCGGACCGTTTGGCCGACTATCTTGTGGAGACGTACGAGGTGGATGGAGGTGTGGGATGAAACGCAACACAGGGCGCCCGGCAAAGATTCCTACAACGGATAAAACGACGTTGACCATGAAGATTGACGCCGACCTCAAGCGTCTCATCATCAAACAGTCGCAGGCCTACGGAATGACCATCACCGAGTATGTCACCATGCTGGTTGAGAGGGATGGGGGTTTGTGATGGGGGTGGATAAACATCACGACATTCCGGCACCAGACTTTAAGAAAGACTTAGCGTTTGGTGAGGCTGGCGAAGAACTCATACGCCTTTTTCTTGATGCAGTTGCAAGTGGCTCGATTGAGGTGAAGACCGACAGATACCGCAATGGACGAATGGTTGTAGAAACTCAACAAAAACCAAATCATTCAGAAGTTTGGGTTGATTCTGGAATTAACGTCACGACAGCCATGTGGTGGATTTATCAGTACAATCTTGATGGGGCGTTTCATGTAATTGCGGTTGACCGTCTAAAGAGATACCTCCGCATTAATCGGCACAGGTTCAATGATGCAACGAAAATTGCACTCGGCAACCCAAATGACAATCCTGCTCGCGGATTTTTGTTGTATCCCGATGATGTGCTAGACCTATTGACGAACAAGGCCTATGACGCAGGGTAAAATAGAAGATACTCGTTGCGGATGTATTCCGAGGAGGCTTTATGTTTTGGTCAAAGAAAAACAAAATAACCATCGGAACATGCATAACCCGCGTTCCACGAGGAATCCATTTTGAACATCACCACGCGGGAGAAATGGTGTGCGGTTCATGTGGAACAACAACCCACGATGTTTATGAATTTGAACTAGTCGAACGAGTTATGGGCATCAAGAAGGGTCGTGGCGAACTTGTTCGTTTGGCAAAATGCACTGTCTGTGAAGAGGTCCGCCCACTTAACTCGCGCGCCAATAAATGGCTGTACGACATCAGGGCGATATCGCAGGGCGAATATCTGTCATGGGCGGAATAGCAGAAGTCTCAGTAACTCAATCGGATAGAGTACCGGCCTTCTAAGCCGTTAGTTGCAGGTTCGAGTCCTGCCTGGGACGCACAATTTACGGCGTCGGGGTATTGAGCGCTATGTATTCTGCTTCGTCCGCATGCGACCGACACAGCGTTCCAATGGCTGAGGTAACTATGGAAAAATGCAGTCGGCGGTCATCGTTGTTGATACCGCCCTCATTGATTCGCTCAACGACATCTTGACCCGTCATTCCATCATCCATGAGTTGGCACCATAGTTCGGCATATTCGAGCATGGTATCGTCACTCATTACCGGCGTTTGCCCATAGTAGTAGACGACATCATCAAAGAATGCGAACTGTAATGCGGTGTATTGGGGTGTTTCGCTGGGGAGTGTTTGTGCAACTGTTGTTGAGTTTTCCAGCAGAGAGACAAGCGTGCTCGTCTCCCCGCTAGTTGCCCCCGATGAGCAACCAGCGAGGAGAAGAATGGGGATAAGTCGCTTCATCACAGATTCTCAAACTTGTAAATCTGCGACGGACAGA